TATTAACTGTACCGTGAGGTTGTTTATTATCAAACCAAAAAAGAGTTCCTGGTTCTACTATTATACTCTCATTTCCGACAAAATATTGATATCTGCCGGAAATTGATAAATGGTAACGATCTCTTGTCAGGTAATAAGTTCCTTCGTCAATATGGGCACCAACAATTTCATCAACTGGAAGGGAAAGAAATCCACAACGATGAATTTCTTTGTCACCAAATTCTTTCTTAAGAATTTTTCTTATCTCACTATGATGTTCATATGCCGGTGTCTTAATACAAATCTCAGTATCACCAACAATTTGACCTGGGTTTTCAATACCACCCATTATTAACTGAAGAACATCAACTGTTGTGATATGAGTATGTGGATCTTTAAGTTCCACATTCTTAAGTTTTTGTTGAGATCCCCAGTCTCCTGGATTTTTTTCTAATTGGTGAATTATTTTTTTTGTATCAATTTTAGTTTTAATAACCTTAATACAATCACCCATAACTAAACTCTTTTTTGGCAGTTTCGTCAAGAGCCTGCATTACTTCTTCGGTAAAATATTTTTCTGGATCTTTTAGGATTTCTTTGGCATAGATTTTCTTACCATCCATTTCATATCGTCCTGCAACATTCTTCCAAAGTCCACCAAGTTCTCCCAATTCAAGAAGTCCATAATAACGATCAAGACCACGTTCATCATAAAATAAACGAATCTCAACATCCTTATTTTCCTTACTCAAACGCGACTTAGCAGTCTTTGCTTTGATAATGTTTCCAATGACTTCTGTTCCATCCTTTTCTTTTTTCTTGCTGAGATACACGATAGTAGAACTGGCGTACTTAAGACCAGAACCACCACCCATCTCTTTAGTAGGAACATAGGAACCGATGACATCGTAGGTATGATTGGTTACAATCATTGGAATTTTTGCTTGACCAAGTTTAAGTGTAAGCATTCGGAATGCACCTTTCACAAGTTGAGATTTGGTCATATCTCGGACTTGCTTTTCATTTAGGGCATCAGTAATCTCTTTATCAGTAGAAAGCATACCCAGAGAATCTAATACAAACATACAAGGTTTGCGATCATCCACTGGTGACTTAAGATATATATCTACTGCTTTCAGTGCCTTATTTCTAAAGTCTTCAATTGTAACTACTCTGACAACAACAAGACGTTTCGTATCAACACCACGACTTTCTAGAAGTGATTTAGTGATTGCTGCTTCAGTATCAAAATAGAGACAATATCCATCAGGATTACTATCAAGAAAATTCTTAACGACAGCCAGACTGAAAAAAGTCTTTCCCGTAGAACTTTCACCTGCGATTGCAGTAATCTTGTTACCAGATACACCACCAAAGATACTCCCACTGACAAGAGCATTAAAGATGTATGAACCCGTGTCCACATAAGTTTCAGTCTCATCAATGTCTGATGCCAACTCTGTGTAGTCATCGCCAATTTCTTTTACAATATCTTTAAGAAAATCCATCAAATTACCATCCCGTATTCTTCGCGTAAGATTTTTTTATAATAATCAGGATTTGTATTCCTGACTTCCTTTACAGTTTTAAGTTTTTTATAAAGTGCAGCATCACCTCCCACACCAAGAGCACTAATAATTGTATCCAGTTCTTTGTCAGTGATTGGTAATTCCATTAAGAGAAAAATAATTCAAGGTTTACTGTTTTTTCTACATTCCACCCAATAGCATCAAGAATTGATTTGAGTGGTTCTAGAAATGCTTTTTCAAATTGTAATTCATAGTCAATAAATTTGTCAAGATTAAGTTCTTTAGGAAACTCTTGAATGAATGAGATAATATTCTCGTGAATAGTATTCGGTTTTTTCAAGTAGACAAACTTAATCTTTTCGCCATTCTGAATAAGTGAATATTTATTCGTTAGTTTTGCTTCCTTGACATAATGATTAAAGAGAAGTGCTCCACGGACGTGAATGGGTGTTCCCTTGGTATAAATGGTTGAAGAAGATTGATACTTGTTCACATCAGACACAGAACGAGGGAATGAAATTTGTTCTGGTGAAAGTTTTTTGAACTTAGCACGGCACTTATCAATATAATCAATAACTTCTTCTTCAGTTCCACTCATCATAATCTTCAATCCATCCTTAATCATCTGACGGCAAGGAGCAGGAGTAGAAGATTTAACAGCCTCAATACCCATCATCTTAAGTTTGGGTTCTGTATATGCCACACCTTCACTGTTCCATACGTTCAGAATATAACGCTTCTTGGCAGTCCAGATTCCACGGTCGGCAATATTCTCCCGCTTCATCTGCATCTTCTGATCATAGGCATTCACATAGTCTGCCAGTTCTTGGTAAGCACCTTCAATATACTTCTCAAGTTCCAACGAAGCGACCTTATCAAGGAACGAGACAATGCTTTCAGTAGTTTTCTCTCTTCCCTTGAATACAGTTTCAACCACAGGACCCATATTAAGATAAATGGAATCGGTATCAGAAGCAATAACATAATCTACATCCTCTGTTTTAAGAAGTTTATTAATATAGGCATTCATCTTAGCCTCAATCCAACGAATAGAGACCTGTCCCGAAAGAGTGATTGCCTCAGCATTTTCTAATTTATAATAACGGAAGTACTGATTGCCGATAGCACCATAAGCAGAGTTAAGAGAAATCTTCTTTGCCATTTGGATGTTATTGCACCGGGCAATTTCTTTTTCCAACTCTTTAGATTTCTTCTTCTCATATGCTTTCTTTGCCTCAATCATCTTCTTTTTGAAGATAACTCGCTCATTATACATCTTCTCCATAAGTTCAGGAAGCATTCCCCGAACATCTTTACGGAACATTGCACCATTTGCACAAACGGCATAGTCCTTGTATCCGTCAAAGTTAAGTTCTTGATTGAGAATTTTATCAACGGTTGCAGTAGGATGTCGATCATCCACCAAAGTTTCTGGCGAAATATTGTATTGCATAATCAGGTGGGGATACAGTGAGTTAAGGTCAAAGTTCACCACCCAATCATACTTGCCAGGAATGGGTTCCTTTACATATGCACCAGCATACTTCTCGTTCTTTTGCGAATTATTCTTTGGAGGAATGACAATATTACGTTTCTTGAGATAATTGTAAATGATTGTATCCCACATACGAACCTGATAGAACACATCAACATAATTTACTTTGGCATCATAAGCCATCGTAAGTGCAAGTTCAATCAACTTCATTTTGTCTTCCAGGCGGTCAACAAGTTCTACGTCAACGATGTTATACTCAATAAATTTTTGCCAACCTTTGGTATAGAAATCTTTGAATGTATCAAACTCAGAGTGATCCAGTTTCTTCTGCCCAAGTTCCACCTCAGCAATATAATCTAGACGATATGATTCCTGTGCTTTATAAGTAAACTTCTTATAAAGATTGAGGTAATCAAGTTGAGTCACTCCACCCACATCAAACGTGGTGTGCTTACGTCCATTAATATAAGTCTCCCCTTCAGTTACAAGTCCCCAAAGAGAAAGACGCTTCATCAACTTTTCACCAAGCACACGATTAAGTCGCTTGGCAATATAAGGAATATCATACAACTCAAGGTTCCAACCAGTAACAACTTCTGGAGTATTTTGCATCCAGTAGTTAATAAAGGAATTCAACAGTGCATGTTCAGACGCACAAAGATGGTAGGTTACGTCCTTACGAACATTATTGAAAGGTTTAACACCCCACGTAATAATTTTCTTGGTTGTATAATCTTGAATACTGATTGCAAGAATTTCCTCAACGCAAGATTCCACATCAGGGAATCCTTGTTCGGACGCAACCTCAATATCCAAAGTTATAAGTTTGATTTTACTAATATCAAACTTGATTTCATCCTCTGGATACTTTTCAGAAATATATTGATAGATGTATCTATCATTTCCATAGATTTCAAATCCATCTACAGAATCATACTTCTTATAAAACTCTCTGCAATCACGAACGTATCCTGGTTGAATAGGTTCTACTGATTCTCCACTTAATGTCTTATATTTGGATTCTTTTTTAGATTTTACAAAGAGAGTGGGAATAAACTCATCTCTTGTCTCAAAACTTTTACCATTCTCATAACCACGAACTAAAAACTGATTTCCAATCAACTGAACATTAGTGTAAAAGCGCATTATTTAATCAAGCCCTCATATTTTTCAATAAGTGTTGGTTTGGGGTCTGCAAGAGTTAACATCTTATCAGAACTCATCATAAAAGTATTTTGACTTGTAACATCAATTAACCAAGGAGATAATGTATTGTCATCATTAAAAACAAATGGTTCAATTAACTTACAATCTGGTTCGCCAATATCGGCACCAATTTCTTCAATCTGACTGATTAGAATCTGTTGATTCATCAGTACTATTACTTTGATTATCTTTTCCATAATTGATTACATCTTCAGTGTACATTTCAGTAAGTTTAGCAACAGGTTCTACAATAGTTACAACCCAATCTGCAGGAACAGGAATTACTTTATCAGCAGACAAAGGCATCCAAGGATAAAGAGAAACCTCAAATGCTGCTTTTTTCTGCTCTTCAGTATTTTGTTCAGGAAGAACATTTGGATGTCGCATTTTTACAATGCAAGGTCTATTAAGAAGATATCCAATTACTCTTCTCTCATCCCCTTCCCCCGCAACCATTTCCTGAGCGTCTGCAATTAAATCTTCACCAGACTTAAGTAGCAAAAGTTTAATAGTCATTTTTACTCCATACCTCTTAGTATTATAGCAAGAAAAAAGAGGGGCGTCAACTGGTTTTGGCCAGTTCCCCTCTGCGGCAACAATATTCAGTTATATTTATTTGAGTTCATAGACTTTCTTCTTCTGATGTTCTGGAATAACTCTATTTAATTTAATAGTGAGCAATCCATCAACAAAGGCAACATCCTTAACTTCTACATCATCAGATAAGGTCCAGGTGCGCGTGAATGCTCTCTTAGCAAGTCCTTGGTGTAAGTATTCCTCACCAACATCATCAGATTTCTTTGCTTCTACAAAAAGTTTATTCCATTCTGTAGTAACTTCAATTTCCTCTCGCTTAAATCCAGCAAGAGCAATTTCCAATCTAAAAGTAACACTATCTTCTTTTACAAGATTGTATGGTGGATAGTTTGTGTGCGTCTCAAACGCAGTATCAAACCTCTTAAACCATTCATCCATTCCAATACTGTTTTTTTGAATATCTAACAAATACTTTGCAGTGTCTGGCACTGAAAGTGTAAGTGAATTTGTTCCGAACATAATAGACCTCCTTAAAGCGTCTTAGTAGTGATTGGACCCTTTCGGCATCCACTACTAATTATAAGAGATCATAAAAAAAGCGGGATGTTGTTTCCCGCTCCTTTTTATTCGGTTTCCTGGGTCTTACCCTTTTTACCAATATTATACTTCTGTTCCAAAATCCATTCGCCCTTATCTTTATATGCAAGAACTTTAATTTGATTAAGTGGTGCAATATCAGTTACTGAGTCTTCTTTTACGATAGCAATCAGTCCCCAATCAGCAAGCAAACGAACAATACGATTGCGGCGTTGAACATCATTTACTGTTAGATTGGCATGTTTGCCGTCAAGAGCAAACAGTTCCTTAAAGTGAACAATGTAGTACCTACCCTGCTTATGCAGAATATGGCAGGACTGATAGAGTTTCTTTTCCTTACGTGACGCAACTCCAATACGGGTTAAAGTCTCACGGACTTTTAGAAAGTCGTCGGGTTCATTAAGAATCACCTCTACCATTTGGTCCTGAGACCAATGGACTACAGGTTCTACTGTTTGTTGGCCAGTAGTCATTTTTTTCCTCCAATTTCAAGTCGTTGTTTAATAAAATTAATTTGGTCTTTTGATAAGATTTTCAGAGCTTGAGATGCTTTTTCATTACTATAACCATAGTATTGTTTAACACATTCTAAGTCTGTGACTTTATCCTTACGGAGCCAGGGAGAAAATCTCTTCTTTTTCCTTAGACTATTTAGATAAAAAGAATATTGCATATCTTTATCCAAGAAATGATGCTTATTCATCTCATTTGCAAAGAGAATGCAGTCAATATGTCCAGACAAACAACGATTGATAATAAAGGGAGCATACTCCTTTTTTACTGACGGATCTTCCATCAGATTTTCTTTGGTGAAATTAATCGAGTTTAACCAATCCTTCAATTCCATAATTAAAAAGTAATAGTTCTTTTCTTGTTTTTTGCTCACGCATATATTCACCAACTGAACGCATTGTGTAAGTTAGATCAAACTCTGCTGCTTTCCAATTAGTAAAACGGTCCTTTACCAGTTGACCTGAATTATAACTCACTAATTGATCCATATCATTAGCATCGCAATCAGCAGCAAACTTATCGTGGTCAAATCCTTTGTGCATTGATCCTTTGCGTCCATAGAGATTATCCTTAATATCATAAGGAGGATCAAGATACATAAACGCATCTTTGTTTCCATCCATCAGATAATCGTAAGAGTAATTAGTTATACGCCACTTCTCAATAAGTTTAGAATACTCTGGCAGTTTTTCAATACCACGCATAGAAAAGTTACCATTGGAAGCTTGTTCCGAAAACGATGAACTCTCCGTAAGACCACTGAAAGAACATTTATTTACAACATAAAAAACAGCAGCACGATCAAGACTGGACAAAGTTTGATCATTAATCTTTTGCTTACTTGCAAGGAATAACTCTTTGGCAGATTCTGGATTACTATGTGTTGATTTAAGATCCGCAAGTTTATCTTTAAGATCAACACCAAACATCTGGAGTTGTTGCCAGAAATTTACCAGCGGTTCATAAAGGTCATTCACCCAAATATCCAAGTTAGGATACTTCTTTGTAATGTGAATTGCAACACTTCCACCACCAAGGAATGGTTCCCGAAACTCATCATAGTCTCTTAGGTCTGGAAAGTATGGATCCATCTTGACGCAAGCACGGGACTTGCCACCAGGGTAGCGTAATGGAGTTTTAAGAGATTTCATTTAAACTCACACTCAACCATAATTTCAGTGAGTGCTGCTAAGAGGTTAATTTCCTGGTCAGCCACGAACGCAATCTGGTATTGGTACTTAGCAATAACAAGAACGGCAGCGGGGATAGATGAGGGTGAAAGACTATCATAGCAGGCGTCATATACCCTGCGAAGAATGACAGAAGAATCGTTGTCCAAGTTGGAGACCACCCACTTTCGGACTTCAGAAAAGTTCTTATCTTTGAGATGCTTGATAAGTTCATTTACTGAGATGTCTGAGAAAGATGCAAGAATTGCTGAGTCGATCTTTCCTCCTGCAGAATAACGTTGGCATTCGTTGAGGACGCGACGAAAATCTGGGAAGTGCTTTGATACAAGTTCTGCAAGGACTTTTTGATCATATTCGATGCTCTCCTCATCCAAGATGTTTTGTAGGCGCTTGAAGAAGGATCCTGCCAACTGTGCTTTTTGCTTTCCTTTGATTGTGAAGTCAATAACGGCACATCGGGAGTGCAAGGGTTCGATGATTTTGTTCTTATAGTTACAGGTGAAGATGAATCGGCAGTTGCTATAAAATGCCTCAATATTCGCCCGTAGTAAGAGTTGTACGTCGTTGCCTGTGTTATCAGCTTCATCGATGATGATGACTTTGTGTTTAGAAGATCCCGTAAGCGAGACGGTCGAAGCAAAGTTCTTTGCTTGGTTTCGTACAGTATCCAGGAAACGTCCCTCGTCGGATCCGTTAATGACATAATAATCTGCTCCCAATTCATTACATAATGCTTTTGCAATTGTTGTCTTACCAATTCCAGGAGGACCTGCAAGAAGAAGATTTGGAATCTCACCCTTCTCTACAAACTCCTTGAATGTTTTTTTAGTATCATCAGGGAGAATACAGTCATCGATTTTACGAGGACGATACTTCTCCACAAAAAGAAATTCACTTGCCATAATTTATTCAAATCCAATCAGGTCGGCGTTGTGGCATACGAAGATAATTAGATGCAACCCAAGGTTTGGATGCAATGTACATCTTGTAAGCAGTAAAAGTGTCAATGCTGTCGTCAAGTTTATACTCATCGGGCATAGCACGGACAAAAGTTTCTACACTGGTTATTTTACCACGGGGAAACAAGTAGAAAGCATCTACAAGTGTTTTATAACAGGAATGAACTTTACCGTAGCGAAGAGTATATTCATCACACAGATTCATCCCGTGCTTGATTAACCAATAGGCATTATGAATAGACTCTGCTGCCCATTTGGTGCAAGGGTGATTGCGGAATGCACCCTTCTCTGTGCTATAAGGAGTGTTGTCTGCCTTGGGAAGGGGTCCGTAGTTGTGATACCACTTGGAGGCAACGATAGAGAGCATCTGGCAGCACTCTAAGGGCATTTTAACTACGTGCTTATCAGGAAGGCAGATAGCACTCTCTGCGGGAAATTCACTTGTTACAAAGATGTTCATCCGAAGGTTGAATCAGGTTCCATTGCAATATAATACTGGACATCATAGGCAGTATTCTTGAATCGTGACAAAAGTTTAGAAGAAATCACAACCTCATAAGAACCAGGAATGATTTTGATATTCTCCACCTTAAAGTTGAAAGTGAATACATCATCAGTCTCGCCAACAATCACAGAGAAGTCATTAGAGGTATCGTTCTTCTTATCACGAACCACAAGTTTAACTACACCTGCTTCTCCAACCACAGACAAATCAGGAAGTTGATATACTGCTGCAGCCTTGAGCAACCTATCAAGTTCTTTAGTGTCAAGAAGGAAGCAAACATCTTCAGAAGGAAGATTGATTGACTTATCAGGGGGGGTTACGATTACGTTAGGAT